TGGAAAGTAGGCTGTGAAACAGATCAGCAGCGACTAAAGAATTTTGGATTCAGAGGTAGAAACATAATTCTAATGGCTGCTGGCGCTGGCTCCTCAATTCGAGGCATTACTCTAAATAATGAGCGCCCAGATATAATGTTATTTGATGATATTCAAAGTAAAGAGTGTGCAGAGTCTCAGATACAGTCAGAATCTCTTATGAGTTGGATGATTGGTACGGCAATGAAAGCTAAGTCTCCTCATGGCTGTCTATTTCTTTTCATTGCTAATATGTATCCTACTAAATGGTCTATTTTGCGTAGGCTTAAATCTAATTCTAATTGGGTTAAGTTTATTGCTGGTGGAATACTTGCAGATGGCACTTCACTTTGGGAAGAACTACAACCTTTAGCGCAATTAAAGCGGGAGTTTGCTAATGATCTATCAATGGGAAAACCAGAGATATTTTTCGCTGAAGTTCTTAATGATGAGAATGCCTCTGCTAACAATCTCATTGATCTTAGCAATCTTAAGCCTCATAGGTATATTGATGGTGATATTCCTGTTGGTAATTTTGTAATTATTGATCCTTCCAATAACAAAGCAACTTCTGACTTTACTGCAATAGGTTATTGTGAGGTCTTTGATGGATACCCAGTATTAAAAGATGTCAAGAATGATAGACTTTCTCCAGGAGAAACTATTAGGGCAGCTCTTAACTTCTGTCTAACTCATAACTGTCGCTTAATTGCAGTCGAGAGTGTTGCTTACCAAGCTTCTCTTTGCTATTGGTTTAATTTTATATGTCAGCAGATAGGAATTATAGGAGTTGAAGTAGTAGAGATATATCCAGGGGGTAGTTCTAAAAACTCTCGCATTCTCTCGATGCTTAAATCCTACGCTGCTGGCGAAATAGATGTAGATGATCACTGTAAAGCGGAAGTACATTTAGAGATAACTCAATGGAACCCGCTAAAGACTGATAACACAGATAACATTTTAGACTTGCTCTGCTATATGCCAAAAGTAATTGAACTATTTGGCGAATACATTGTTAATATGTCAATTATTCAGCAGCAAGAGTTTGACTCTCAGCAAGTTGAAGAATTTAACTCTCCTTTCTAAGGAACAATGATGGATAATTTGCTGGGAATGATTCTTGCCGCTATGGACAATAAGAAAAGAGTAGCAGGGAGAAATATTTCTGATGCAGTTATGGCTCCTAAAGATACGTTTGACAGAAATATGGCTAGAACTCAAGAAGATTCCAATGCTATAGAAATTGCGCTTGGTTTTACTCCTCTGGGAGCAGGAAAAGTAGGAAAACTATTAACACCTGCGGAGAATAAATTCTTTTCTTCTGTAAAATCTAGTAAAGGGGATTTAGCAGATTTGCTAGAAAATGTTCCTTCTGCTGAAATAAGGAATGGAAGACTAACTATATCTCCTAAAGATCAGGATGCTCTCAGTACATACATAGATGATACAGTAAGATTAAATGAGGGAGAACTTTTACCTCCTTCTTTCTATTCAGGTAAATTTAATGCGGAGTAATTAAAATGGCCATTGATCTCGACTCCATAATTGCAGGCTCTAACTCAGTAGATGATGTTGTAGCTGCATTGCAGCAGGAGCAGCAAGGCACACAAAAAACTGCTGGTCAATTGCAGCAATTAGCAGAAGCCTCTAAAGGTACTATGTCTCCTTTGGAATGGATGAAAGATAAGATTGGATTGAGCAACATTAATACTGATAACTACCGGAATTACTATCTCAAAACTCAGGAAAGAGGCGAAGAGCCTATGAGCAAAGAAGAGTATATGAAAGCAGAGAAACAAAAAGAACAAGAAGGTAAATCTAAATCCAATTCTGGCTCGCAATCTAAGAAAGCGCAGGGATAAAATGGCAACAATCTCCAATACTCCTATGATTCTTCCTAAGACTGCACAGGAAGGATTACTACAATTTCACCGTCAGTGCTATTCTCTTTTAAACCAGCAATGGAATATAAGAGAGCAAATGCGTAATGCTGACTTGAAATATATGCGTGAGGGTGATTGGACAGAAGAGCACCAGAGAGCAAAGATTTCTAATAAGTATGGGGATACTTTACGCTATCAGAATATGACTGTTCCTCTTGTTAAGCCGCTAGTAGAAGCGGCAGTAACTTATCAGACATCTGTATTTCTTACTGGCAATCCTATATTTGGTACAGTGTCTGCTCCTCCTTTTGAAGATGAAGCATTGCAGATGGAATCAGTAATAGAAGAACAATCTATCCGGGGTGGTTGGGTAGCAGAGCTAATGGGATTCTTCCGAGATGGATTTAAATACAATCTCTCCGCAATAGAGGTTGATTGGTTTAGAGAAGTTACTGCTGCAATGGAGACTGATTTAAGTTTCAGTGCTTCACAAGGCAAACCCAAAGAAGTTATCTGGGAAGGTAATAAGCTTAAGAAGTGGGATTTGTATAATACTTTCTTTGACTCACGAGTCTCTCCAATTCTAATTCCCAGCAAAGGAGAATTTGTAGGTCGTACTGAAATGTATTCTAGAATTGCACTGAAATCATTTATTGCTGGCTTACCTGATAAGATCATTCAAAATGTAATTCCTGCTTTCGAATCAGGTTTAGCCTCTGCTGTGGGTGGTATGAGCACTGGCGGAATCGAGAGTTATTATATTCCACAGTTAAATCCAGATGCTCTGATTCAGAAGAATCCTAGAGCTACTACTGACTGGATGAGCTGGGCTGGTATGTCTGGCCCCAATTCTGGCATTCAGTATAAAAACATGTATGAAGTCACTACTCTGTATGCTCGCATTCTTCCTTCAGATTTCAATCTCCGCATTCCTTCTGCCAATACTCCGCAAATCTGGAAACTTATTATTGTTAATCACCAAGTAATTATCTATGCAGAAAGGCAGACAAATGCACACGGACTCCTCCCGGTACTATTTGGACAGCCTTATGAAGATGGGCTTGCTTACCAGACGAAGTCTTTACTTAATGATGTTAGTGGAATGCAAGACCTTAGCTCTGCTCTTACTAATAGTTGGATTGCTTCTAGACGTAGGGCTATCAGTGATCGCGTATTATACGATCCTAGCAGGGTAACATCGGAAGCAATTAACTCTCCTAATCCAGCAGCTAAGATTCCAGTAAGACCTTCTGCTTATGGTAAGCCATTAGGTGAAGCAGTCTATCAGTTTCCATTCCGTGATGACCAAACACAGATTACAATGGCAGAAGTACAGCAAGTGCAGCAATTCGCATATGCTATTACTGGCCAGAACCAAGCTAAGCAAGGTCAGTTTGTAAAGGGTAATAAGACTCTACATGAGTACTCAGATGTTATGGCTCATTCCAATGGTAATGATCAGAAAACATCACTGCTGTATGAGACCCAAATCTTTACGCCAATGAAAGAAATACTGAAGATTAATATCTTGCAGTATCAAGGCGGTACTTCTCTCTTCAATAGAGCTAGAAAGCAAGTAGTTAAGATTGATCCAGTAGCGTTGAGAAAAGCAATTCTTAATTTCCATATCTCTGATGGATTGATTCCGGCAGATAAGATAATTAGTGGTGATGCTTGGACTACAGCTTTACAAGCAATTGGGTCTAGTGCTACTATTGGTCAAGTATACAATATGGCGCCTATGTTCTCTTATCTTATGAAAACACAAGGCGCAGATTTAACGCCATTTGAGAAATCTCCACAACAAGTAGCATATGAGACAGCAGTACAGCAGTGGCAGCAAGTAGCAATAGAAGCAGTGAAAGCTGGCGCTAAGCCAGAGAATATGCCAAAGCAACCCTTACCAGCAGATTATGGATTTAATCCGCAACAACAAGGTAGTGCAGCACCAGCAGCAGCATCTTCTGCAACTTCTGCTCCTGCAACTTCTCAACCAGCAGCACCAGCCAATTCTGGAGTTCAAAATGCCAGTCCAGCGAGTTAATAAATTTACTTCTTGGGAATTTACTCCTATAGAATTAAAAGTTGCAGCATCATTTAATGATCTGCAAATTAAACTAATGCAAAGTGAAATTGCTAGAGCAGCAGAAGAGAAGATTCTTCTCACTTATGATCCAGCAAATCCATTAGCATTTGTGCAACGTGAAGCAGAGTTACAAGGTAATATCAATGCTTTAGAATACTTACTTTCTTTGTCTCAATCCCAATCTGAATCTGACTCTCAATCTGAAGGAGAATAATCGTGGCATTTCTAGCTGGCTTACAAAACATATTTGGCGGTAATTCTGCTCCTGTTGTTGGTGCTGCACCTGCAGCTGCTGGTTCTCCCGGCTCTATCCCTGAAGGTGCTGGAACTACTGGTGCTAATACTACAGTTCCTGCTACTGAAGCTGAACCTGCTGCCCCTCTTGCAGACTTTGCTAAATTATGGGAACGTAACGCATCGGATACTACTCAGCAGCCTGTTATAGGTGCAGTTGATCCTAAGAAGTTAATGGAAGCTGCACAGAAAACAGACTTTGCAAAAGCTATTCCTAAAGATACAATGGCTAAGATTCAAGCTGGTGGCCAAGAAGGACAAGAAGCTTTTGCACAAGCTATGAATTTAGTAACACAGACAGTTTACGCCAATAGTGCTATGGCTACAGCTAAGATAGTGGAGCAAGCACTTGCAAAACAACAATCAAACTTTGAGGCTAAGCTTCCTCAAATAATTAAGCAGCACCAACTTTCTGATACTCTCCGTTCAGAAAATCCAGTATTCTCCAATCCTGCTGTAAAACCCCTAATCAATGCTATGGAACATCAATTAGCAACTAAATTCCCTGACGCCTCTGCTAGTGAATTAACTGCAATGGCGAAACAATATGTAGAAGGACTAGGAGCTGTATTTGCTCCCAAAGCTGAACAAACACCTGCTGAGAAATCAGCAGCAGCTAAAGAGATTGATTGGAGCGCCTTGTTTGGAGTTTAACTCGGATTTAATTTACTTTTCTTTTCTGGAGATATCTCATGAGTCTTGCTAAACCTGTAGTTTATGATGGCGCTATGCAGCGTCAACTTCAGCAAGGTGATTTGCTTGCTGGTGGGGAAGTTATGCCTGCTACTAGTACTTCAACTGCTGTCACTCTAACTGCTGCTTTGCTTACACTTGGTAACTATCTGGCAAGTCCTGCTGGTGCTGCTACCTTCACGCTTGACACTGCTGCTAACCTTATTACGGGTCTTATTAACCAGATGGGTCTTGGTGGTATTCAGAATGGTACTACGTTCCGCTTCCGTATCATTATTACGACTGCGCAAACTGGTACTGTTACTGTAACTGCTAACACTGGAGTTACTGTTAACCGTGGTGCCATTGCTTCTAACCAGACCAAAGAGTTTATGGTTACCATTGCTAATGGTACTCCAGCTCAGACTTTCACTGGTATGACTACCAACGCTAGTGCTGTTGTTAGTGGGCTTACGGCTGCTCAGTGTGCTCTGCTGACTCCGGGCATGATTGTTACCAATGCTGTTAACGGTCTGCAAGGTACTACGATTCTTGGAGTCAATAGTGCTGCGGGTGCTGTTACCCTGTCTGGTAATGCTAATGCCACTAGCACGCTTCCTGGTGTTGCGATTAGCTTCTCTCCGGTTGTTACTCTTGATGGCTTGGCTGCTTAAGCTAAAGTTACCACACTTTTTAATTTAGGAGAAACACAATGAGTAATGGTCTCTTTACCTCTGCCCAGCTAACGCCTGATCTTGCTAAGAAATCGTTTGCTGGAATGATTACCCGCTTGATGCCTAATGGTCAAGCACCGTTGTTTGGTCTTACTTCCATGTTGCAATCTGACACGGCAGTACAAACCGAGCATGGATTCTTCAGTAAGACTATGCTGTTTCCGCAGTTCCAAGTTAGCGCTGCTGGCCAACTTATTGGCGATACAGTCTTTACTGTTGTTTCGACTGCTCAGTTGCTTCCTGGCCAGATTCACCGTGTTGATAGTACCGGCGAGAACATTATCATTAATGCTGTTCTTTCGCCTACGCAAATCTCGGTAACTCGTGCTGTTGGTACTGTTGCTGCGGTGGCAATTGCAGCTTCGATCTATGCTTACCAAGTTGGCAATGCGTTTGAA